TCACTCTGGTTTCTGCTGCTGGTTCTATTGTTTTCCAATCGTTCACCGTGACAAACAGCACTGTTGCAGCAACAGACGTAATTCATGTTGTTCAGAAATCTGGTACAGACAAGTACGCAATCTGGGTAACTAACGTGGCTGCAGGAAGTTTCCAAATTACTTTTGCAACCTTGGCTGGCACAACAACGGAGCAACCCGTTTTCAACTTTGCAGTCATTAAAGCAGTGACCGCTTAATTTAAGGAAAATATCATGACTACTATCACTTGGGTAATCGAACAAATGTGGGTCAAGCCGCAAGAAGCTGGTAAGACTGATGTCGTTGTGACCGCTGCATGGCGTTGCAATGGTGTTGATGGTGACTACGCTGGTACGGCTTACGGCACCGCTGGTTTTACTCTAAGCGAAGGCTCTTTCACGCCTTACGCTGACTTGACGCAAGATGAAGTGCTGGGTTGGTGCTGGGCAAGTGGCGTTGACAAGGCTGAAGTCGAGGCTGCTGTTGAAGGCCAAATCCAAAACCAGATCACCCCGCCGGTTATCACCCCGTCACTTCCCTGGTAAATCATGAGCCTTCAGTATGTAGTCTATGACTATTGGAATTATGGCTACGCTGAAGGTGATGCGATATTAGAGGACGCTGCTGCGTCTATTTCTGCCAATGGAACTTGTAGTAGCAATGTAATCAGAGTTAGAACGACAATTGGTTTTGTCACATCCAGCGGTACAGTAACAGCTAACCCATCTAGAGTAAAAGAGACTGGTGCGTCTGTATCTTCCTCTTCTACTGTTTCTGCATCACCATCAAGAGTTCGTTTAGGAATTGCAGACATTTCTGCCAATTCTGTTGTATCTGCAACCGGAGATATAATCATCAATGCTTCGGCTTCTTTTGAAGCCTCTGGTAGCGTTGTTTTAAATGCGATAAGGGTAAGGATAGGTGGCGCATCTGTTAATTCAACAGCAAGCGTTACAGCAGCCGGATCATTCATTGTTGATTCTTCTTGTGCCGTTTCATGTAACGCACTTACGTCTTGTTATGCTGGAATTGTTAAATTAGCAACCGCGGACATTTCATCTAATGCAAGTGTTTCCGTTTTAGGTAATGTTAATTTCTCAGGTTTTGCATCAATTATCTCCTCTGCAACAGTATCATCTTTAGGTTCAGCAACATTCTCTGGATTTGCTTCTATTCAAGGTAATGGGTTTGTTGTTTCTGTTGGACAAATAATTGGAGATGAATGGTCTGCGGTTTCGTATAACAGCAACAATTGGATTGATGCTTCAAGTAACGAAAATATATGGACTCAGGTTTCAGAGAATTCAAATACTTGGATTGACTTAACTGGGAAATATCCGTATGTTGAAGCTGGATATTGGTTTGATGGTTATATTGATGATGAGTATTATTGGATACCAGTCTCTCAAGGTGCAAATACATGGCTACTACAAGGCTAACATTTAACGAATGGACTCCAGATAAACCTGGTGTTTCTGGAAACATGACGGATGTAATGAACGTATATCCGGTTGGATCAGGTTACGCTCCATTCCCTAACAAGGTTACTTTTGGCAATGCAGCGTCTGAAACACTTGCATCTGTATTTGCTGGAAGAACACTGGGTACATCAGCACTCTTTGCTGCAAGTGCGTCAAAGATTTATAAATTTGACTCTGCAACGCTGAATTTTTCAGACGTATCAAAGGTTGGCGGATATACAAATGCACCATACGATGTAGTGCAATTTGGTAGTGTCTTGCTTGCATCGAATAATGCTGAAAAAATCCAAGCATGGACTATTGGTTCATCTACTGCTTGGGCAGATGTATCTGCTACAGCACCAGTAGCAAAATATATTACTGTTGTGCGTGATTTTGCAGTAACTGGACACCAATCTAACAATACAAGTCGAGTTCAATGGAGTGATATTAACGACGAAACTATTTGGACATCATCGTCTACAAGCCAGGCTGACTTTCAAGACATTCCAGATGGTGGAGATATTATTGGATTAACTGGTGGTGAATTTGGATTGATTTTTCTACAAAACTCGATTCACCGTATGAGTTATGTTGGAAGCCCACTTTTCTTCCAATTTGATAACATTTCTCGTGGTGTTGGATGTTTTGCTAATGGATCAATAGCACAATATAAGCAAGTTTCGTTCTTCTTGGGCGAAAATGGTTTTTATATGTGTGACGGTCAGAATGTCACTCCAATTGGTGCTGAAAAAGTAGACAGATGGTTCTTTGATAATGTCGATATTCAGTCAATTGACGAAATGAGTTCGCAAATTGACCCTCAAAGAAAGGTTGTCATTTGGAACTTTAAGAACGTATCTGCTGGTTATTACCAACTAATGTTCCATTGGGAATTAGCTAGGTGGAGTTATAGCAACATCAACATTACCAGTATTGGTGGTGCACTAACGGCTGGCGTTACGCTTGAGCAGTTGGATAACTACGGAACTGTAGATTCAATTGGTGTTAGTTTTGATTCTCGTCAATGGTCTGGTGGAAAGTTCTTTATTGCAGGTACATTTGGATCAAATGTCGTAAGCATTGACGGCAGTAATCTCTCTGCAAGCCTGGTTACTGGTGATCTGCAACTAGATGGCCTAAACAGCGTTGTAACGCTTGCTAGACCTATTATTGATGGCGGGAGTGCTAGCGTATCTGTTGCTAGTAGGGTATTGCTTAACTCAGGTATTTCTTTTGGTACTTCGGTATCAGCAGACTCTGAGAATCGAGTGTCATTGCGTTCTGCTGGAAAGTATCATCGAATTAAGGTAGAACCATCTGGCAACTGGGTTACTGCCGTTGGAGTCGATGTAGACCTATCTGGACAAGGCACAAGATGACAACATTTCGTACCGTTCAACCAGGCACTACAGACGTTCGCACTACGCACGAAGTTATCCGTGGGATTATGGATGGCAAGACCAATAACACTGGCACTCTGACTCTTGCTACTGGCAATGCAACGACCACTACTCTCTATGATGAGCGTATAGGCTACGACAGCCTGATATTCTTGGTTCCTGTGTCTAATGCTGCCGAAGCTGATTCTACGCCTTACGGAGCGTTTCAGGACTCCACAGACCAGACTGCTGCTAATACTACGACTGCTTATGCGGTGACATTAAACACCACTGACTTTAGCAATGGGATTTATGTTTCCAATAGCTCAAGAATAAATGTCCGAAACTATGGCATTTACAATCTGCAATTTTCTATTCAGTTTAAGAATACGACTAACGATGGTCAAGACGTAGATGTATGGTTCCGTAAAAACGGTACAAACATTGCTAATTCTAATAGCCGGTTTCATCTACCAGCCAGAAAAAGCAGCGGCGATCCTAGCCATTTAATTGCTGCGCTTAACTTTTTCTTGGAGCTTCAGGCTAATGATTACGTTGAAGTTATGTGGCGTGTTACAAATACAGGCGTTTCTATAGAGCATTTTGATACGAGTACATCTCCTACTCGTCCAGCAGTTCCTAGCGCAATTGTTACTATGACTTATGTTGCTCCGGCTGCAACATCAAACATTTATGCAAGCGCATTGCAACAAGGTAGTGCAACAATTAGTCACTGGGCTAACAATACTGCTAATAAAACTTATGGCTATGTGGTGATCGGGTAATGGACGTCAAATACATCAACAAAGATGAATTGAGAAGCTGGTGGCCCTGGGTTCGTAAGGGTTTGGATAAGGTTCTAAAGAAAACTCCGGAATCATGGATTCCAGAAGATTTGTATTGCGATTGCTACGAAGGTCGCTCTATGCTATGGGTAGCGATGCAGTATAATTACCCAATTGGATTTTTTGTTCTTCAGCCTAGTCAAACAAACATCCACATTTGGGTTTCGTATCTTGAAAAGCCAAGCCTAAAGAATCTTCATGAAGGCTTTGCTCATATAAAGGGAATCGCCAAGAATGGCGGTTGTCAGACTGTAACCTTCTCATCATTTAGAAAAGGTTGGTCTAAACGCGCTAAGGAACTTGGATTCACGGAGCGCACTTGGATATGTGAGGTGTAACATGGGTGGTGGCGGCGGCGGAAAGAGTACAACCAGTCAAAGCATTGATCCGGCTTTGCGTCCATTTGTGACGTATGGCCTCAATGAGGCACAACGTCTTTATCAATCTCAGACTCCAGAGTTCTATTCTGGCAAAACCTATGTCGGCCCATCTGAGTCTACTACTAGCGCAATCCAGGCTGCTACCAATCGTGCGATGCAAGGCAATCCGCTTCTGCCCGCTGCACAACGCCAGCAACAAGATGTGATCAGCGGTAGTTACCTGACCGCTGGTAATCCTTACTTCCAAGCTGCGCTGCAACCCGCTGCTCAAGCATCCACTCAAGAGTATTACGATGCTCTTCAAGGATTGAGTTCACGCGCATCTAGGGCTGGTCGTTATGGCTCTAATGCTATGGGCCAACAAGAGGGTCGAGCCGAGACTGCTCTGGCTAACGCTTTGACTAATCAAGCAGGCAAACTGGCATACGAAAACTATGCTGCTGAACGTGCTCGCCAAGAAGCGGCTGTTACTCAAGCCCCGGCGCTTGCTGCTGCTGACTACCTTGACATTAATCAATTGTTGAAGGCTGGCACTCTTAGCGAACAATATCAAGGCAAAGAACTTGAAGATGCTATGGCTCGCTTTGAGTTTGAGCAGAACAAGCCCTATGCCAAGCTCTCTACGTTCCTATCAAGCGTCTACGGCGCTCCGCAAGGTTCTGTTACGCAATCAAGTTCTGGTGGCAAGATTGTTTGTACTGCTATGTGCAAGGCATACGGTTTTGGTTCGTTCCGTCAAAAGATTTGGCTGGAACATTCCAAGAATATGCACCCTGCCTTCCAGGTCGGCTATCACGCCATTTTCCTGCCTGTTGTTGAGTATGCCTACAGTGGAGAACTTACCAATGCCAAGGCATTTACCCGCAAGGTGGCCGAGCATATTGCACGCCATCGTACTGCTGACATTTGGAAGCGCAAGCGTGGCCGTTTTGATCTGCTTGGTACTGTTTATCGTGGAATCATCGAGCCTATCTGCTTTGCAGTAGGTATGCTGAAGATGCACCGACTGGAGGCCGTATGAGCGGACTAGAGCCAATTATTATTGGTGCAGCCATTGGTGCTGGCACT